CATTTGGATTGTCATTAACCCCAAAACGATTATATTTATAAACTACATCTTGAAATTTACCTTGTTTAATATGAAATACCTGTTGCTCATCATCTTCATTTTGAGGATTTGGAACTATATCGTACCATTCTGTTAAGTTTTTTGTATCAGACACATCCATCTTTCAGGCAAATGATATTTTATATCATGCATTTTTGTAAATTCTAAAACTGCCATTGTTACCCCAGGCAATTCATCAAACATATAATCATCTATTAAAATATATCCTTGATTCGTAAGTCTAGGATAAAAATAAATTAATCCATCCATGGTACTCTGATATGTATCAGCATCTAAATGTACAAAAGAATAATTATCCGTTGAACTCAAATTTACTGTATCTGGAAAAGTTCCAACATTAAATTGAACATTATCATTATTTGATAAAAATAATTTCGCATCATCTTCATTTTCTTGAAAATCACCAATAACAAGGCCACTCAAGGGGTCTTCTATAGGTAATCCTTGAAATGTATCAAATAAATGTATTTTTTTATCTAAAAATATATTCGCTAAAATTTTAGCAGAACCTCCTTTAGCAATTCCTACTTCTGCAACATTACCTGATATTTTTTTATTTTTTATATATAACGCACGGTCTATTAAACAATCTAATTTCCAAAGCGTATTTTTATAATACGTATTCCACAAACCAGAACCATAAGAAAGTTTTTTAACATTTTCTATAGTGTCTGAATGATGAATTTTTGAAAAATCTTTACTAAACGGTTTCTTCATTTTCGTTCACTTCAACAGATTTTTTAGAACCATATAAAAATTTTTCTTTACAATATTCATCAATTTTTTTCATAATATCTTCAGTAAAATATGTTTCTGGGTCTCGCATAATTTGTTTACCAAACATTTTTGAACCATCAGGCAATTCAAAACGTGTAGAAACTTTCTTAAAAATTCCTGTCTCTTCAGCAAGTTCAATCATACCATACCAACGGTCTAATCCTTTATCATAAGTCACTAGTGCATCAATTTGCTTATTTTCCACAGTCAGTCTAGATTTCTTATTTTTACAATGAATTACATTACCAATAACTTCTGTTCCATCTTTTTCTTTTCTTTTTGAGAGAAATACAATATTACTTGAAGCATAATAAAGTCCTGTACCTCCACCCATTACTTGTTGAGGAAACATCACTCCAACTTGACTATATGTATGATTTGTAACCAATACAGGAACTTTTGCTTTTCCTGCTTTAAGTGTCAATACTCTAAATGCGCCTTTTACAAGGGCGGCTCTAGTCATATCTTTTGTTTCTTTTCCTTCAGCAATATCACCTACTTCCTTTGAAGTTGATAACATACCAAGACTATCAAGACATATCATCAATGGTGGTCTATCTTCACTAGCAAGATGTTTATCAAGTATTTTTGTAACTTGATGAGCAAATTCTTGTATAGTCGCAACTGGTAAAATCACCATACGAGAAGTATCAATTTCTCGTTGCTCAATCATCTGTTTAGTTATAGCAGATTCAGACTCAAAATAAAGAACACCCCCGCCAAGATTATCTGATAAAAACTGTTTGACAATACCAAGCACGAAAAACGTTTTTCCTGTAGCCGTTTCTCCAGCAAAGGAAGTAATTTTATTTGACGGTAATCCACCATAGATACTTCCCGATAATAATGCATTAAGAGCATAACTTCCAGTATCAATAAAAGATTCAACATCACCTGCTTCAACTCCGTCGGCCACCAATCCAGCGTATTCATTTCCAGTCTCCTTAATCATATCTTTCAAAAAATCCATTATCACTCCTTAAATAAAAAAATCTTCAATAGTATTTCGTTTTTCATGGTCCCAACCTACACAATTCAAAATATCTTTCAAGGGGCCAAGAAACGTCTTTTCAAATTGCATATTATAATCTATAAATCTATGCAAATCAAATTCTTTAGGTAAAGTATTGCCCATACTAATAACCGTATCTCCAACAGGATTCGGTATTTTCAAATATGAAAACTTAATCTTCTCTCCTTCTTGAATTATCTGATACTTTCTAGTTAATTTATGGTCCTTCAATAATTTATTATGTATGATAGTTCCTTTCACATGTATTGGTGTTCCTTTTTTATATAACATTGATGGGTCACTATATTTCTCAATACCTTTAACTGAACGAGGAAACGCAACATCTTCTGGAGGCAAAGATTCAAATTCATTACGAAATCCTTCGACAAAAGTAATCATATCATCTTCTGTATCATTCATCAAAATCTTATATGCGTCAACCAGTCGTTGTCTTACAATAGCAGGAGTAGAGGACTTAACAGATTCAAGTCCTTTTACTTTGATTTTAGGTTTATTAAATCTTACACCTTCACTGTCATGCACATTAATCATATAGTGTTTTTTACCTGTCCAAATTGCCCTATCAGCAAGCACTTCTCGTTTCATAATCATCTTTTGCTGATATGCATTCATATAATCACTTAATCTTTTAAAAGACCTATCTATACAATCCTGTACTTTCCCGTCACACACTTTATCAAGAAAATCTATTACCTTTGGAATATCACTTGTATCATCAAACACACTCTTCACTAGGTCATCTAAACACACATAAATTGAATCAGTGTCTGATGCTATTACATAATCTTTATCTTCAGTTTTAAGTATGGAATTTAAATACTTATTTACATCACGTTCAACCCATCTTGTAGCTAACTGTCCACCAGTTGTAATTGCTTCTGCTTGTCGCACATCAAAGAAACGAAAATATTGATTACCCAATGCACCATATGCAGAATTAAGTTGAATCTTTCTTGCCATTTGCATATTGTCAAGTCTTGCAACCTCTTTTGATAATTTTATACGTTCGGTTGGATTCTTCTCATTCTCATATACTTGTTGAGTTTCAAGCATTTGTATCTTAAACTTCGACCTCTCATTATACATCCTTTCCATCATAGCAGGAAGAAATCCCTGAATATCTCTACGAAAATGATAACCATTTGCCGATATTGACAAATCCTGCTGTTGACAATATGTTGTATCAATATCACGGTCCAAAAATTTATCAACAGATACAGACTGAGGAGGATAATTAGGCACCATTGTCTCAGGCGAAACATTATATTGCATAATCAAATGAGGATACAAACTATTCAAATCAAACGACACAACCCAATTATATGCTCCTGGTTTTGGCTCTTTTACATACGCACCTTCATATGGAGTATCTTTGAATGTATTTTTCTTTGGAGGAAGGACTATACCTTTTTCTCGCAATTCATTATAAATCAAGGTATCCCACATTCTCACTTGTGTAAATACATCCGTATAATTCACTTTTGCGTCATATGCAAGAACAATTGCAGTTTCAATTAATTTCAATTTGTCTTCAAGTCTATCAACAAGGTCAACATCTTTAATGTTATACTCCATGAACTTTTGAAAGTCTTGTTTATATAATTGATGTAAACTGCCAAATTCTGAATAATCTAATTTTCTATCACCTAATTCTACATGTGCAATATGGTCTAATCTATAATTTTCTTGTTGTGTATAAGTAAATTTTCTATATAAATCAAGATAATCAAGAGTTGCGATACCTACAAGTTCAAATGCTTGTTGTACTCGTGTACCTCCAAACCCCATTTGATTCACAGTTCTTTCGCTCACAAATCGCCATGGTGATAATCTTTGATATTCAGGTTTATCGAACACCCGATTCATACGATTAACCAGATACGGTATATCAAAAAATTTCACATTCCAACCAGTTACAATATCAATATCAAGTTTTTCCCAAAATAAAAGAAATTCTTGCAATAAATGAATTTCATTATTGCATCTCATGAAATGCACATTTTCTTGATTTGATTTAAATTCTCCGCAACCAAATGAAAAGAATTTATCTTTAAATTTTACAGATATTGAAATTACTTCTTCTTGTGCCACTTGAGGGTCAGGAAATCCATTTTCAGAACCAGTCTCAATGTCAATATTTGCAATACCTATTTGATGAATATCATATGACAGTGTACCTGGATAATTATCAGCAATGAAACAATAATGAAAATTAGTATTACCGTAAATTTTGAAATTATCTATATTTTCATATCTACGAATAAAATTTCTTGCTTCATTGATTGAACCACAAGGAATTTCAGAAACACTTTCACCTTCAAGTGTTTTCCATTTAGATTCTTTTGTAGAGGATATGTATAAGGAAGGGCTGTAATCGACCTTTTGATTGAAATGATTTCCTTGGTCGTCAATGCCACGAAAAAAGATTTTACTTTTTACATTTTGAACGTTAGTATAAAAACTCATAGACCAAAATTAGAATATCTATATTAATAAGGACTTTTCAAGTTCATCTAATACATCATAACACAATTATATGCATTTGTCAATTCACTTTTTTTATATCAAGTCCTGCGGATAAAATTTTCATGGCTTCCAAGATACATAATTACCTTTAGTTTTTTTATTAATAATTAATCCATTATGGCGATTTGTTCCATCAGTTCTATAAGAACAATGAACCCAACCACTATTAGGGTCGTCATCAGGGTCATGAAACTCTAAAATAATTTGGTCAAAATCTAAATTATTATAAACAATTGGAACACTTGGTTTCGGGGGTTTACCATCAATTCCTTTTATGATAGCAAATTCTTCCTTAAATTTTTGCTTAAAATATTCCAGTCCGTATTTAACGGCAACCCTCTTCACTTCTAGTTGGACAGGATGTGTATCATCCCTTGGGTCTTTGCCTACCCATTGAGGGGAAAATTCTTCTCTATTATTAGCAAAAGGATAGTTCATACTATCCGCTTCTACCTTTGGTTTTATATTTACTTTGAAGTTGTAGGGCACAAACTCCTCGG